ACTAAGCGCACCTTCTGCGTTGAGATCCCGGAGGATATGGTTGAGAACCTGCAGCGAGACGGATGGAACGTCAAGTCACGGGAGTCGAGGAATGATCCGGACGCTGTGACCTGGTATCTCAAGGTCGAGGCTTCATATCGAGCCCGTCCTCCGAAGATCGTTTGCATCCCGAACCTGACTCGACGGAAGGTGTACCTCAATGAACAGACGATCGACTCACTGGACTACGTCGAGATCCTGAACGTCGATCTCACGATCAACCCCTATGTCTGGGAGGCAAACGGCAACACCGGTGTCAAGGCATATTTGGGAACCATGTATATCACGATCGCCGAAGACCCGCTGGATGCAAAGTACGCCGATGAGGAGGCTGCCTGATGCGACGCTACGGATTCTTTAACTTCCTGTTCGACATCTTCATGACTAGTGTGACGGGAGGATTCTGGCTCATCTGGGTATTCATCCGAGAGATGCGCCGAGGCTGATTTTATACCCCCGGGGTCTGTAAAAAGGGCCCCGGGGTTCGCCAACAGAAAGGACACACAAATGGCGAGCCGACTGATTGTTACTGCTGACGATATCCGAAAGGCCGTGGCTGAGGCCGATGCTGAGGAAGCTAAGGCCCTTGCGATTGCTCGAGCGAAGGACCGGGCTGAGGGAAAGACCCCTCGTACTGAGCTATTCCCCGACAGGCCTAAGCTCTCGGGCAAGGATATTGTCCTGGCCTTCATCAAGCACCCACAGCGACGTGAGCTCCGTGCTCATGTCAAGGTGATGCCCCGTACCTCTGGTGGCGGAGGAAACGGCTACAACTTCCTTGTAAGCATTCCTATGGTTCGGAACCGTGAACTCGCTGATGAGTTTGCTGAGCAGTTCGCCCGGTTCATGGACTACCTCCTCGATGAGTACGATATTCCCAAGCGACAGCGAAAGGCAGAGAACAAATGAGCGACTGGAAGATTGAGAAGGGCCCTGTACCCTTCGACGAGATCGAGGCGCGTGTCGTAGACATGCGTGATGTTCGAAACCGTGGTATGTTTCCGACTCTAGTACATCGTGAACGTACGTACTACATTACCGATGTACTTCCCGCTTTCAAGGGAAAGCGCCGGCTGGTGACAATCGATAGCGAGGGACGAGGCAAGCTGTTTGATGTGTCGGACCCCCTTGTCTTCGACGGCAAGGTTCTCCGTCTCGCTGACGAATTCGTCGAGATGAAGTGGGAAGAGTACTACAGCTACTGGCGGAACCTCGGTACCCGTCCTGACGTCATTGATTGGGGCGGCGAGGCTTACATTGTCTACTCTATCACCAAGATCACCGGTGATGACTCACTATATCTTACTATTGGGTCTAAGCCCGACGAGAGGATCATGATCCAACTTAATAAGGATACAGTCATCACTCGGGATCATACTCGACTCTCGGGAAAGCCTAAGTGGATGGTCGAGTTTGCCAAGCAGCTTTCTTACCAGACAAGGTGGGACTGACATGGAACTGAATGCAGAAGGATTCTACAAGAAGCCACGAGCTATTCGTGGGATTAAGTTTCTGTCTCACATCGCTGAGACTCGTAATGGCGGGAACCGAATGATGGTATATTTCCCGTTGAAAGGTACCATTGATGTCATTGACTACCGGATCGACATCAATGACCCGTTTGATAACTCGGCGCAGTTCCTTACCGAGTGGGGTAAGAACGACGTCTGGCTGAGCGATATCGATGAATGGGAATTCGTCCAGTACCGCCCGAACACACAATGGACCGCAGTCAAGATCGAGGAAGAAAACCCCATGCCCAAGACAGAGCTCGCCCCCATCGACTTCCAGGACCATTACATCAAGAACACCTTCGACAATCTGCAGGAGACGGCGGTCTTGTACGGCGAGCAGTTCTACACTGTTCTGGGTATGAGGACCAATCTTGCGAAGCCTGGGAACTACAGCCTCTACCTCATGCGGCGGGTATTCGCTACCGTCCATAAGGTCGAGATCGCCCCAAACCAGCGATTCATCTACCAGAAGAACTCCAACTCCTGGCTTGTGGATCCGGTTGAGGCTCTGTACAACGACTTCGCCGATGTCAAGGACCAGCTCCGTGCTGAAGGCGTCAAGAAGGTCGTGGTCGCTGGGGTCGAGAAGGAGCTGAAGCGAGTCTCTGAGATCTCTTCTGGTCTTCTGCACCTGGTCTTTGCTTACGATGGTGAGCTTGAGCACTTCTACTCGACGAAGAACACCCGGCTTCGTATCCGGGAGGGAAAGATCACTACCGAGTATCTCCTGGACCACGTCAAGAGGATGCACGTATGACTGAGGAGTGGTGTGATGCCCCCGCCCCTTATGAAGGATACCAGGTGTCCTCGTACGGGCGGATTCGGAATGCAAGGACTCAGCAGATCAAGAAGATCACTCGCGATCATCGTGGTTCCCCTCGTGTGAGTATGTTTATCGACGGACAGACATATTCGCACAGGGCTCATCATGTTGTCTGGCATACCTTCTATGGATCGATCCCAGGCAAGCACTACATCATGCCCAAGGACGGCGACTGGGGGAACATCGCCCCTAATAACCTGGAGTGCATACCTGTCAAGACAGTGCGCACTCAGCAGTGGGAAGAGTACAACCAGCGCATGGACGAGATATTTGAGGAGATGCAGAGGCTGATCTATGGCTGAGGAATGGAAGACACTGGCCTATCCACTCAACAAGTACGAGGTATCCGACTTGGGGAGGGTTAGGAATAAGAACTCTGGCATATTTCTGACCCCCTACCCCGACAAGAAGACCTGGTTCTATCGGTTGTACCCGGTTAGAGGCAAAAAGCAAGTCAAGCGATCTGCTGCTAAACTTGTGTGGTGCGCCTTCATGGGACCGGTTCCTCGTGGGTGGTTCGTCCAGTTCAAGGACAAGAACCGACGGAACCTCGCTCTGAAGAATCTCTACCTCAAGAGCAGCTCTGACTTCCGCAAGGAGGAGTATGCTGAGGGTCGGTCGGCACTCTTACTTGATCAGTATGAGTCCGAGTTCGACGAGTGGATCTTCCCTCACGGGGTCTAGAAAGGAGAACAGATGACAGTAACGTACCGACCTGAGCAGATTCAGGCGGTGCGTCAACTGCGAAACGGCAGCATCTTAGCGGGTGGCGTTGGTTCGGGGAAGACCCTGACCAGCTTGGCGTGGTATCTTACGTCTGTTTGCAACGCCGCCTCGTTCGAGAAAGGGGGGTCCTTGGCGAAGAGAGTAATCAAGGGGTCCCCTACGCTGTATGTCATCACAACCGCTAAGAAGCGGGACTCCCTTGAATGGGAGGAAGAAGCTGCGCGTCTCGGTCTGAGTACAGATCCTGCATGTTCTTTCACAGGTTCATCCATTGTAGTGGACTCATGGAACAACATCGGGAAGTACTCGGACCGGGAACACGCGGTATTCTTTTTTGACGAACAGCGTGCTTCCGGCAGTGGGCGCTGGGTCAAGGAGTTCCTTAAGATAGCTAAGAAGAACACCTGGATCATGCTCTCAGCTACCCCTGGAGATGTCTGGTTGGACTACCTCCCGGTATTCATGGCGCACGGCTTCTACAGGACTCGGACCGAGTTCATGGATGACCACGTCATATTTGACAGATTCGCAAAATACCCCAAGGTCAAGAAATACATAGGGGAGGCTAAGCTGCAGAGACTGCGCCGGAGTATCCTTGTGGAGATGCCGGTGGAGCGTCATACGACTCGGGTGAGGAAACGGATCTCCTGTGAGTATGACAGAGAGCTGTATAAGCGGGTTGTTAAGAGTCGTATGGATCCTTGGACGAATGAACCCCTTAGAGATGCAGGTGGGGTCTGCAGAACCCTGAGAAAGGTGGTCAGTGATAATGACTGGCGTTCAGACAAAGCCCTCCGCTTACTCGCAAGCCATGAGAGGACTATCGTATTCTACAACTACGACTATGAACTCGAGCGAATCCTTGCAGTTGCATCTCGCCTTGGACTGCCTGCGGCGCAATGGAATGGACATAGGCACGATGCTATTCCAGGAGGAGACCGATGGATCTATATCTGTCAGTACACCTCGGCAGCAGAGGGATGGAACTGTACTAGTACCGATACGGTTCTCTTCTGGTCCTACAACTATTCCTGGCGAGTCACCGAGCAGTGTGAAGGACGAATCGACCGACTGAATACGCCTTACAAGGAGTTGAAATACTACTTCCTTGAGTCGGATTCTTCGATTGATGAGGCTGTGAAACGTTCGCTGAGGGCAAAAAAAGTCTTCAATGAGCGGGCTTTTCGGGCCTAAACGGGAGTTTCATTTTTGGCCACTTTTTGGCCCACTGGCCCTTTTCGCTGTTACGGATGTGACTTCTGTGACTCGGAGGTGGAGGTGGGCCAAAAAAGTGGCCAAAATGCCCACTTTTTTTTCATTTTTGGCCCGGGTAAAAACGTTGAAATTTCAACGAAAAGTCGCCGTGTGGGCCAAAGGGCCATTATATTATACATATTGATTGATTGATTGATATATTTAATATATATAGAGAAAAGAAAAAAGTGGGTTTTTGTCCACCCCCCTCCTCAAGCCCCTCCCACTAGTGTCCCTGCCCCATGTCGCGATCTCGGCATATAATGAATAGAAGGAATAGATAAAGCTTATCTCTTCTTATAGGCTTACCCAGAGGAGCACAACTATGCGTGAGTCTCAGTTTCAAGCTCAGCTGATCAAGAAGCTGAGTAAGATGCTGCCCGGGTGTATCATTCTCAAGAACGACCCCAACTACATCCAAGGGATCCCCGATCTCATTATCCTATACAAGGATAAGTGGGGCGCCCTTGAAGTGAAGCGAGGAGAATACGCCTCAGTCCGTCCGAACCAAGCGCACTATGTTCGGACCATGCACGCTATGTCGTATGCAGCATTCATCTACCCCGAGAATGAGAGCGAGATTCTAGATGAACTTCAACGATCACTCTGCGCTTAATGGCGCCCATGCTTTTCTCTCCGCCAGTAAGTATCACTGGCTCAACTACTCACCCGAGAAGTTGATCGAGTCCTTCCGGACATCCCAGGCCGCAGCAAAAGGCACCCGTCTTCACGAGCTCGCAGCAGAGCACATTCGCCTGAAGATGCGTATGCCCCGAAACAAGGTGACATTCAACAACTATGTTAACGATGCTATTGGGTTTCGGATGGAGCCGGAGCAAGTCCTGTTTTACTCGGTCAACTGCTTTGGGACTGCTGACGCTATCTCCTTTGACAAGGGTTTACTTCGCATCCACGATCTGAAGACCGGGGTGACCCCTGCTAAGATCGATCAGCTCATGATTTACGCCGCCCTCTTCTGCCTCGAGTATGATGTGCGGCCCGGCGAGATCAATTATGAGCTCCGGATCTATCAGAACGATGATATTCTGATCGCAAACCCCGAGGGCGATGAAATCTCCCCCATCATGGGTACAATCATCAGCTTCGACAAGATAATCGAGAAGATTAAGGAGGAGGAAGCCTAATATGACGGATTTGGCCCACTACGGCGTAAAGCGCAAGAGCGGCCGTTATCCCTGGGGCTCTGGTAAAGACCCCCATCAGCATTCTGGCGACCTTCTATCGACTATCAAGGACCTCAAGGCCAAGGGGCTCAGTGAGACTGAGATTGCTAAGGGCCTTGGAATGACCACCACCCAGCTTCGAGCCCAGAAGTCCATTGCTAAGAATGAGAAGCGTAAGGCTGACGTTGCAATGGTAGCCCGGCTTAAGGAGAAGGGGATGTCCAACACGGCTATCGGCCGTCGAATGGGCATCAACGAGTCCTCGGTCCGAGCGCTTTTAGACCCCACCCTCAAAGAAAGGGCGGGGAGTACTGAGGCTCTGGCCAAACAGCTCAAGAAAGAGGTAGGCAAGGACGGCCTTGTCGATGTCGGGCTTGGTGTTGAGGTCAACATGGGTGTCACAAGCACCAAGATGAAGACCGCAACAGCCATGCTTGAGGCTGAGGGCTATCACGTCCACAAGGTGAAGGTTACTCAGCAGACAACTGGCAAGCAGACCGAAATGAAGGTTCTTGTTCCTCCGGGAATGGACTACAAGACGGTTCTTGCTAAGCGGGGCGAGATTAAAGCCCCCGGTGTCAACATTGAGGACGGGGGTCGTACCGTCTACGGCATCGAGAAGCCCACCGCTGTGTCAAGCAAGCGGGTCAAGGTTCGCTATGGACCTGAGGGTGGTGCCGACATGGATGGCGTAATTGAGGTCAGACGAGGAGTCAAAGACCTATCCCTTGGCGCTTCCAACTATGCCCAGGTTCGAATCTCTGTCGATGGTACGCACTACCTCAAGGGTATGGCGATGTACTCGGATGACATCCCTAAGGGGTATGATCTCCGGTTCAACACCAACAAGAAGCCCACTGGGAACAAGCTGGACGCCCTCAAGAAGCAGACCGGGGATCCTGCAAACCCATTCGGTTCCGTCATTCGCAAGCAGCTTCACTACACCGACAAGAACGGCAAGAAGAAGCTGTCTGCAATGAACATCGTCAACGACGAAGGAACCTGGGGTGACTGGTCTAAGACCTTAAGCTCCCAGTTCCTTTCGAAGCAGCCCGTCTCTCTTGCTAAGCAGCAGCTGCAGAAAGTACGAGACAAGCGCCGTGCTGAGTTCGAAGAGATCATGGCCCTTACAAACCCCTCCGTCAAGAAGAAGCTACTGCAGTCTTTCGCAGACTCAGTGGACTCAGACGCTGTGGATCTTAAGGCCGCCTCTCTTCCGAGGCAGGCAAGCCAGGTCATTCTCCCAGTACCCAAGATGAAGACCACGGAGGTTTACGCCCCCAACTTCAAACACGGGGAGAAGGTTGTTCTGGTTCGCCATCCTCATGGTGGACGCTTCGAGATTCCTGAATTGACCGTCAACAACAAAAACCCCCATGCTAGAAAAGCAATAGGGACTAAGGTTAAAGACGCAATCGGAATCCACCCCAAGGTTGCAGAACGTCTGTCTGGTGCAGACTTCGACGGCGACTCGGTCCTTTGTATCCCGAACAATAGCGGTAAGGTCAAGACCTCCCCAGCTCTTAAAGGGCTGAAGGACTTTGATCCTAAAGCTACATACCCTGGGTATGAAGGAATGCCTAAGATGTCAGACAAGAACAAGCAACTTAAGATGGGTGAGGTATCTAATCTGATTACCGACATGACCATCAAAGGCGCCACTCAGTCTGAGATTGCCCGGGCAGTTCGACACTCCATGGTTGTGATTGATGCACAGAAACACCATCTGAATTACAAGCAGTCGGAGCTTGACAATGGAATCCCAGCCCTCAAGAAGAAGTACCAGGGTAAATCTAATGGTGGGGCATCCACTCTGATTTCCCGTGCTGGTTCTACTGCCTACCTTCCTGATCGAAAAGCCCGGTCCGCTTCAAAGGGTGGCCCTATCGATAAGAAGACAGGCCGCAAGGTTTGGGAAGAAACGGGGAAGACCTACAAGAAACCCGTCTTCGGTGAAGATGGAGAGACTGTTGTAGGATGGAAGACAGAGAAGAGTATTGTTAAATCTAAGAAGCTAGCCGAGACTCATGATGCATTCTCCCTGGTTTCTAAGGATGGCAGTACAATCGAGACGGTGTATGCTAACCACTCCAATGCTTTGAAGGCCATGGCTAACGAAGCAAGGAAGGCTACACTATCTATCCCCTCTGTCAGGAAAAACCCCCAGGCCTCCAAGACCTATGCCCCTGAGGTTAAGTCCCTCAAGTCAAAAGTTAACGAGGCACTCCGGAACAAACCCCGAGAACGCCAGGCTCAGGTCCTGGCAGACGCCGTTGTTAGGGCTCAGAAGCAAGCTGATCCAACTTTGGCCAAAGACAAAGAGCGCCTATCAAAGGCCCGGCGTCAGGCTTTAGCCGAGGCCCGTTTAAGAACGGGGGCTGGCAAGAAGCCTTTCATGATCACACCTCAAGAGTGGAGAGCAATCCAAGAAGGTGCTATCTCACAGGCTGCCTTGAACAAGGTTCTTGAACTAGCTGATGAATCAGTAGTGAGAGAGCTAGCTACACCAAGGGCTCAGCCTAAGCTATCGTCCAGCATGGTGTCCAGAGCTAAGGCTATGAGTAGCAGGGGTAAGACTGCTTCTGAAATTGCTGAAGCTTTGGGAATCTCAACATCATCAGTACACCGTGCTCTAGAGGTAGGGTAGCCCATACCATGGTATACCACTACTCACAGGGCCTCTACACAGGAGGTCTATCATGGCTAGGATGCTAAGCACAGTAGACAATCCTTACGATCCAAGAACTTCTTGGGACGAATGGTTTGCTTACGACACCACCCATGGGTACCACACCTGTGGGCTGGTGGCTAGGCTGTGCACATCGACAGAATCTTTGACTGAAAATCTTGAAGTTGAAGAAATTGAGAAAACAATTGATCGAATTCCTCAAATGGATGGAACAAACTTCTATCAAACGTTTGAAGTTGAAGATTAATTTGTTTTCTTGAGCCTTGATGGGGGGAGGGGGAGTCGCCAAAATGACCCCCCGCCCTCATCGTCGCGCCCTCCATATTTTCCCCGGAGGGATATTTGGAAAGCCAATTGGGGTCTAGGTTCTAGGGCTCACAGGAAGTTTTTGTGTGCTCCTTTCTTCCTGCTGGTCTCGCTCACATCGGGCCCTAGAATCTAGTCCTCAATTGGCCCCAAACGCCCTCTATCTAAGGAGCAACTATGGGTAAAAGGGCCTCAACCCCCTCGAAACCCGCTCGAACTGTGGAGCAACGTGAGGCACAGATGATCAATCTGGCCCTCGAGCTCGCTGAGAAGCAGCTTCGAGAGGGAACTGCACCGGCAACAACGGTGAACCACTACCTTAAGCTCGCCTCCACAAGAGAACAGCTCGAGGTCGAGAAGCTGAGAAACGAAACTGCACTCCTCGAAGCAAAGAAGACGGCACTCGTGAGTGCTGAGCAAGCCGAGAAGATTGCCAAAGAAGCGATCGAAGCCTTCCGAACATACTCTGGAGCGGGGGATGTTACGGACGTACTCTGATTTGGTTCGACTGTCAACGTTTGAAGAACGATTTGACTATCTATCACTCGATGGGCAGATCGGAACCGCTACGTTTGGCTTCGATAGATACCTGAACCAAAGATTCTACTCCTCAACCGAGTGGAAGAAGGTCAGGAACTTTGTTCTGGCTCGGGATGAAGCCTGTGATCTCGGAATCGAGGGCTTGGACATCAAGTACATGCCGCTGATTCACCACATGAACCCAATCCAGCCCAAAGATCTCGAGGAATTCAATCCAGCCATCCTTGAGCCAGAGTTTCTCATCACGACAACCAAGAATACCCACAACGCGATACACTTCGGAGACCGATCGAGGTTGACACCACGAGTTGTTGAGCGTCGACCGAATGATCAAGCTCCCTGGAGGATCTAATGGGAACGATTCTTGAAGACGTAAAGAAGGCGCTCGGTATCGTTCCGGGATATGACGCTTTCGACGACCAGATCCTGATGTATATCAACTCTGCACGGATGGATCTCGCACAATTGGGGCCAAAATGCCTCGGGATCATTGAGAAGGAATCTCAGTGGTCCGTCTTTCCGGACATTCAGGATGAAGCGGCCATCAAGTCGTACATCTCGCTCAAGGTCCGGCTAATGTTCGACCCGCCAGGAAACTCCTTCTTGGTCACGGCATACCAGAAGCTGATCGAGGAGGCAGCATGGAGACTGATCTACCAGACGGAGGGGAAGTCCTAGCCCACCATGGCGTAAAAGGCATGCGGTGGGGCGTCATTCGAAAGAAGGCTTCCGCTGGACGTGCCGCAACTGTCAAGGCACTTCGAAAGGCTGGACGTGGAACCGTCAAGACCGTCTCAGGAACAGTCAGTGCTACAAAGCGCGGAGTCAAGACTGTCCAGAAGGCCCATGAACGCCATCAAGAGCGGACCATCGCCAGAACTCAGCGCAAGGCCGAGATCAAGGCCCGAAAGAAGTTCGCCAAGAAGGGCTACCGAAAGCTCAGCGACGCCGAGCTCAAGTCTCGAATTACTAGGCTGGAGCAAGAGAAACGCTATCGGGAGCTCAAGGCCGATCGCCACCTTATTCGAGGTCGTGAGGTCACTCGACAGATCCTCGAAGGGTCTATCACTAAGGCAGGGACGTACGCCGGAAACAAACTGATGCGTTCTGCCTTCGATAGCGCCTTTGAGCAAGCCACCGGTCAGAAGGCCGAAAAGGGTGGACTTGGTGAGAAGGTGAAGAAGGCTGCAGAGAAGGCTCGTGAGGGTGCCGAAGAGGCAATGGCCGCAGCCAATGAGATGAAGACCGAATCTCGATATGAGGCTAAGGGGCTCATTGAGAAGTCCAGGAACAAAAAGATGCCGAAGCAGATCGAGAAGCCTAAGTCGTACAAGCAGACTAAGCCCTCGCCAAAGCCTAAGCGCCGTCCTCGCAATCCGGGGAGTCCGCTGAAGTAATGCTCTCGAACACCGCAGTACCAAAATACTACGGACAGTTCCGAGATGCAGTCATCAGAGGCGAGATTCCAGTATGTGAAGAGATCTCTTGCGAGATGAATCGGATTGATGCACTGGTTGTCAATCCTGAGTACTACTACGACGACCAAGCCGTAGAAGGATTCATCGCATACTGTGAGAACGAGCTTACGCTGTCCGACGGGGCCGACCTCCATCTACTCGACAGCTTCAAGCTCTGGGCCGAACAGCTACTTGGCTGGTACTACTTCGAGGATCGCCAGGTCTTCGTCCCGTACGAGGACGGAGTCGGCGGTCGATACGAGACCAAAACAGTAAAGAAGCGCCTTACAATCAAGCAGTATCTGATCGTTGCTCGTGGAGCAGCGAAGTCGATGTACATGTCTCTCATCCAGAACTACTTCATGGTGATTGACACTACAACGACGCATCAGATCGCTACGGCTCCGACCATGAAGCAGGCAGAAGAGGTGATGGGTCCATTCCGGACCGCTATCACCCGTGCCAGAGGTCCGCTGTACAAGTTCCTCACTGAGGGGTCCCTTCAAAATACAACTGGCGCGAGGGCTAACCGCCAAAAGCTGGTTGCTACGAAGAAGGGTGTTGAAAACTTCCTGACGGGCTCCCTGCTTGAAGTCCGCCCCATGTCTATCGATAAGCTCCAGGGCCTGCGCCCAAAGGTTTGCACAGTTGATGAATGGCTCTCTGGAGACATTCGAGAAGACGTGGTTGGTGCACTCGAGCAGGGAGCCTCGAAGGTTGATGATCCGGTCATTCTGGCCGTCTCTTCCGAGGGAACCATCCGCAATGCGGTGGGCGACACCATGAAGATGGAGTTGCTCAAAATCCTGAAGGGCGAATACATCGCCCCTCACATCTCAATCTTCTACTACCGACTCGACAAAATCGAAGAGGTGGCAGATCCTGCTATGTGGGTGAAAGCCCAGCCGAACATCGGCATCACTGTGTCCTATGATCGGTACCAGCAGGACGTCGAGCGAATGGAACAAGCCCCTGCCGCTCGAAACGACATCCTCGCTAAGAGGTTCGGAATCCCCATGGAGGGGTACACCTACTTCTTCACCTACGAGGAGACGATCCCGCACAGGAAGAACACCTTCTGGAACATGCAGTGCGCTATGGGCGCCGACTTGTCTCAGGGTGATGACTTCTGTGCGTTCACCTTCCTGTTCCCACTCCGAAATCAAGCATTCGGAGTTAAGACACTGGCGTACATCTCCGAGCTGACCCTCATGAAGTTGCCCGGAGCACTACGCCAAAAGTACGACCAATTTATCCAAGAAGGAACCCTCCGAGTCATGGAGGGAACAGTCTTGGACATGATGGAAGTATACGAGGATCTGGATCAACACATCGATGAACAGAAGTACGATGTCTCGGCGTTCGGGTTCGACCCCTACAACGCCAAGGAATTCGTGACTCGATGGGAACAGGAGAACGGTCCGTATGGTATTGAGAAGGTAATCCAGGGAGCCCGAACTGAATCGGTCCCCCTCGGCGAGCTCAAGAAGCTTGCTGCTGAACGCCTTCTCATCTTCGACCAGGAGCTCATGTCATTCACCATGGGAAATTGCGTCACTCTTGAGGATACCAACGGAAACCGGAAGCTGCTGAAGAAACGCTCGGAAGAGAAGATCGATTCGGTGGCTGCTCTGATGGATGCCTTCGTGGCATACAAGATCAACAAGGAGGCATTCGAATGAGCGAGGAGGTGAAATGGGTCTTAGTGATCGATTGAGCCACGCCTGGAATGCATTTACAAGGTCTCCGGACAAGAATAACTTCACACCGGAATACGGATCGTGGACCTTCGGGAATCCGAACCTGAACTACCGTCCTGTCGTCGGCGATCAGACCATCGTCACTAGCATCTACAACCAGATTGCTATCGATGTCTCAAATGTTCCGATCCGCCACGTCAAGACTGACGAGAATGGCAACCTCAAGAGCTACTATCGCAGTTATCTTGACGAGTGTCTGTCTCTTAGTGCCAATATCGACCAGACTGGACAGGGATTCTTCCAGGATCTTGTCCTGACTCTGTTCGAGGAAGGCGCAGTAGCCATCGTCCCCGTCGACACGGATGTAAGTCCGGACATGACACAGGGATATGACGTCAAGTCAATGCGTGTTGGGACTATCCTTAACTGGTATCCCCGCCACGTCCGTGTGGAAGTGTACAACGACCAAACCGGACAGCGAGAGCAGCTCACTCTTGAGAAGGACTTCGTGGCTGTTGTGCAGAACCCTCTGTACAGTGTCATGAACGCTCCGAGTTCTACGCTGCAGCGACTAACTCAGAAGCTGCATCTTCTTGATGCGATCGACAAGCAGTCTGGATCCGGAAAGCTGGACATTATCATTCAGCTTCCATACGTGGTCAAGACCGAGTTGAAGAAGCAGCAGGCGGAAGCCAGGCGAAAGGCGATTGAGGAACAGCTCGCAGGGTCTCAGTATGGTATCGCTTACACCGATGGTGCGGAGCGAATCACTCAGCTGAACCGACCTTCCGAGAACAACCTCATGAGTCAGATCCAGTGGCTCACGACGCAGTTGTACAACCAGCTCGGAATGACGGAAGACGTCTTCAATGGCAAGGCTGACGCACGTCAGATGCTGAACTACCAGAACCGCACGGTTCGCCCAGTTCTGAAGGCGATCACTGATGCCCTCACCCGGACATTCCTCACGAAGACTGCCCGAACGCAGAAACAGCGGATCATGGCGATCGAGGATCCATTCCTCAACGTCCCGCTCGAGGAGATGTCCACGCTGGTCGACTCCGTCAAGCGTAATGAGATCGGCACAGCTAATGAGCTTCGACCGAAGTTCGGCTGGCCTCAGTCTGATGAAGAGACGGCAGACCAGTTGGTGAACTCCAACATCAACCCGGCAACCGAGATGGAACCGACGGCCGAAGCGCCACTCGATGAAGTCCCAGCTGCCGACGTACCAATTTCCGAACTGATGGAGAGTAGTCAAAATGGCAGTTAAGTGCGACTTCTCCGGCTACGCCACCAAGAATGATGTTCGGTGCTCGGATAACAAGATCATCCGACATGGCGCATTTGCGGCGTATGACGGGAAGACCGTGCCTCTGGTCTGGCAACACAAGCACGGGGACGTTGAGAACGTCCTTGGGCATGCCGACCTTGAGGTCCGTGAGGATGGGGTTTACGCCTACGCCCATCTGAATAACACCGACCGTGGGCGGACTGCTCGAGAGATGGTCCGAAACGGTGACGTAAAGGCGATGAGCATCTATGCTACTCACGTTCGCGCTAAGGGCAATGACGTTGTCCATGGCGAGCTCGTTGAGGTGAGCCTGGTGCTCCGTGGCGCCAACCCTGGCGCTCTCATTGACCAAGTCTCCATCGAGCATGGGGATGACGGGGAGGAGATTGCAGCTGTGATCTACACGGATGAGGATCTCGACTTCGTCTCTCACGGCGATGAGGATGAGGACTTCGAGGTGGAGGAGACGGAAGACGTCGAGCACGCCGAGGAGGAGTCTGAAGCTGACGCTGAGGACGACGAGGACGACCCCACTCTCGGGGAGATCTTCGACGGCATGACCGAGGAGCAGAAGACGGCGGTCTACGCCATCGTCGGGCAGCTTGTCGAGTCTGCCGATGAGGAGGCGGAGGAGTCTGAGACTGAAGAGGTCGAGGATACCGCCCATTCCGACACTACTACTGAGGAAGACGACTTGGCTCACAAGAATGTGTTCGAGGGCTCCGCTGACACCGAGGAGCTCCCTGTCCTGACCCACGCTCAGGTTGAGACCATCTTCGAGGACGCTCGTTCCGGCGGATCTCTGAAGCAGGCCATCCTGGCTCACGCTGACGCCTATGGCATCAAGCAGATCGAGACTCTGTTCCCCGAGGCCAAGGACCTCTGGAACACTCCCGAGTTCATCAAGCGCAAGACCGATTGGGTTAACGCCGTCGTCGGTGGCGCCAAGCACTCGCCCTTCTCCCGTATTCGCACCCGCTTCGCCGACATCACCGCTGACGAGGCCCGTGCCAAGGGTTACATCAAGGGCAATAAGAAGGAAGACGAGGTCTTCACGTTGCTGCAGCGTGTCACCTCGCCGACCACCATCTACAAGAAGCAGCGTCTGGACCGTGATGACATCCTGGACATCACCGACTTCGATGTCGTGTCCTGGATCCGCGGCGAGATGAAGATCATGATCGAGGAGGAGCTCGGTCGAGCGGTCCTCATCGGCGATGGTCGCCAGGCTTCCTCCAAGGACAAGATCAAGGAGGACTGCATCCGCCCCATCTACAAGGAGGACTCGCTCTACGCTCCGCGCGTCATCCTTGCCAAGGCCACCACCACCGAGGATGTCCTGGACTCTATCGTCCGCGCAATGGACGACTACGACGGTGCCGGTAACCCGACCTGGTTCGCTGAGCCGCACATGGTTACCGAGATCCTTCTGCTGAAGGACAAGATGGGCCACCGCCTGTTCCGTAGCGTCTCCGAGCTTGCTGACTACGTTGGTGTCTCTAAGATCGTCAAGGTCCCGCTGATGAAGGGTCTGCAGCGCACCTCTGCTAAGAATGGCGCTGTCGACGCCCTCGGTATCATTGTCAACATGACCGATTATACAATCGGTGCTGATAAGGGTGGGCAGCTGTTTGCTGCCGAGGACTTTGACATTAGCTTCAACCAGTACCACTACCTCCTGGAGACCCGTCTCTCCGGTGCGCTGACCCACCCGAAGTCTGCGATCATCGTTGAGCGTAAGTCTGAGGACGGGAACATCGTTCCGGAGCCGTGATAGATGGCCAAATTCTTCGGTGACATAGGATTCGCTACGCAGGTCCAAACATCGCCGGGAATTTGGGAAGACAAGATCATCGAGAAGCAGTACTATGGCGACATCTTCCGTGAAGCACGTCGCTTTAGTGGCAGCGATGAGATTTTGGGATCCATTAACCTGAGTAACCAGATCAGTGTTGTTGCTGACGGGTACATCACGGATAATGTCCAGAATCTCAGGTACGTTCGCTGGCTGGGGGGACTTTGGAAAGTCTCTTATGTCGAACTGAAGTTCCCCCGGCTGGTTCTCGAGATGACGGGGGTGTATAATGGACCGACGCCTAGCTCTCCATGAGAAGCTGGTAGAGATCCTCGGGTCTGAGAATGTCTATTATCAGCCACTCCCGTCAATCAAGCTCTCGTATCCGTGTATTATTTACGAGAGAAACCCGGGCGATCCGATGTACGCTGATAATCAGAAGTACATCAAGGCAAACCGGTTTCAGGTAACCCTGATCGCCCGCCATCCCGAGGACCCGACTAGGACCAAACTCGAAGATCTCCTGTTTAGTCGCCATATGACTCGACAGGTGACCGACAACCTCTATCACGACATCTTCGATGTCTATTACTAGGAGATAACATGGCTGCACTTGTCTGGGACAAGACTGGTGAGCGCAGGATCGAGACTGGTGTCGACCACTGCGCGCTGTATGTGTATGACCCCTCTACCAAGACCTACGGCAAGGGCGTTGCTTGGAATGGTATTACTGCCATCTCTGAGAAGCCCGAGGGCGCCGAGGCCACCGACCTGTACGCCGACAACATTCTGTACCTGTCGCTTCTCTCCGCTGAGAAGCTGAAGGGCACGATCGAGGCTTACACCTACCCCGACGAGTTCGAGGCTTGCGACGGCTCTTCTGAGCTGACCAAGGGTGTTAAGATTGGTCAGCAGGACCGCGTTGCCTTTGGTCTGGTGTACCGCACCAAGATCGGTGACGACGTTGCGGGCCAGGACCGCGGCTACAAGCTGCACGTTCTGTATGGCTGCAAGGCTTCTCCTTCGGAGAAGGGCTACAAGACGGTCAACGACTCCCCTGAGGCGATCTCGTTCTCGTGGGAGATCTCGACCACGCCCGTCAACGTAGCTGGCGCCAAGCCTACCTCGCTTCTGACCATCTCGTCGCTTGACGTTGACCCCGGGAAGCTCAAGAGCCTTGAGGCCAAACTGTTCGGTGCCGATGCTCAGGGCGGTGGCCAGTCCTCCGAGCCTAAGCTGCTGCTGCCTGACGAGATCAAGGCCCACTTCGCATGATGACTACACCGGGGGCTCAGAGACCTAGATTCCTGGGCCCTCGGTGTCTGCGATGCTTATAATTTCTATCCCCGAAATAGACGGGTTCGACGAGGAGACGCAGACTTTCGTCTCTATGCCCGGCGGGGAACTACACCTGGAGCACAACCTGATCGCACTTTCAAAATGGGAGTCGATCACCCACAAACACCTCATTGGTAATGAAGACATCACTCCAGAGGAGATGCTCCTCTACATCAAGTGTATGATCACCAATGAGGACTACGATCCTGAGCTCCTGGATAGACTTCCCGCCAGTGAAATCGAACGTGTAAGCAATTACATGGCCGACACTAAGACTGCTACCACCTTCGTCAAGTCTGGCGGAGAAAGCGGTTCTGGAGAATACACATCCTCGGAGCTGATCTACTACTGGATGATCGCATGCCAGATTCCGTTTGAGTGCGAGAAATGGCACATCAACCGTCTACTAACGCTGATTCGAGTCTGCAACGAGAAGAATCAGCCCGAGAAGAAGATGTCCCGGTCCGACATCCTAGCCAGGAACCGGGATCTGAACAGAGCCAGGCGACAGGCGCTTGGTTCGAAGGGATGATTATGGGAAAGCACGAAGAGTTCCCTGACGAGGCATTCGCCCCGCAGGCTCACATCGGAACTGACCCTATGGAAGACAAGGACATTCACGTGTCCCAGACTACTGAGGTGATGCAGTGAGCGTTGCGCAGCAGGTCCTCGCTCGAGCTGCGGCGAGGATTGGTTACTATGCTCCAGATGACCCCCAGCCTGGATCCGAAGCCGGACGGTATTGGGCTGCTCGCACCGGACAGCAGTGGCTTGCTGGACCGTCCGACTCTGTGTGGTGGTGCATGCTCTTCGTTAGCATGTGTCTGGACGAGTGCGGACAGGTTGACTCTATTGGGGGGTTCTCTTTCAACACAGATTACACAGTCAACAAGGTCCGCCAGCACCCCACAGCTTACTTCGTATCTGTTTACGATGCAGAGCCTGGGGACGTCGTCATCTTCGACTGGGACGGCGGCGGAACCGACCATGTGGGGTTTGTCGAGAAGAATCTCGGAGGCGGTACGCTTCAGACCATTGAGGGTAACACCGCTTCTGGAAGCTATGGCTCTCAGTCTGCTGGCAATGGCGTTTGGCGTCGAGTCCGCAATAGCTCGATCGCTTATGTGATCCGTCCTGCCTACTCGGACGGCGGAGCTAAGTCTGGTCCGGCTGACATCCGTGCCCTTCAGCGCGCTGTCCGAGCCAACCCCGACAACGTCGCTGGGCCGAACACTCGAAGTCGTTGCTATGCACTGGCTTGTGCTTCCTCCTGGGGTGGCAAGACCTTCCCGTTCGGCGTGAAGTTCACGCAATCGGTTGTCGGTACTGAGCAGGATGGCATCTGGGGCGATGCCTCAGAGGAAGCCCACGACGACACAGTTGAGGCTGTCCAGAGTGCTGTCGGCGCAGAAGTCGATGGTATCTATGGCCCCGACACAAACACTCGAGTAAACGCGATGCTGGATCGCGCTGAACAGCCGTAGGAGGCTAGACAATGGCAGCCCCATACTGCACTTTAACCGGGACAATCCCGGGAGGAGAAAAGGGTCGGGCAACGGTCCGGATCATCCCTGATGTTATTGGCGCCACGGCAACCGTCAATGGTGTTACAGTCGGCATGCGAGAGGTTACGATTCGGACAGACCAGGCCGGTGCTGTCAATGTCGAGGTGCTGGCTCCAGGTGCTGGAGTAACCCCCTCTGGCGCCTGGACCCACACCATCTATGTCGACTCTCCTGAGGTGGACCTCGTTAAGCACCTTGCTCTTTCACAGGGTGGAGAGATCGACATCATGACCTCTAACCCCACTGATGAGATCTCCCCTCTCCCTTTCGGTGGTGGAGGAGGCGGTGGTGGCGTAGGTACGCCTGGGCCCCCTGGGCCCCCTGGTAAGCCCGGTGTAAAGGGTGATAAGGGCGACCCAGGTATTCAGGGTCCTCCCGGTAAACCTGGCGCAAAGGGTGACCCAGGCATTCAGGGTCCTCCTGGTCAACCAGGACGAGACGGAACTCCCGCCAACCTCTCGAACTACCCGACCAAGACTGAGGTGGCTTCAGACCTGGCCCACAAGGCGGATCGAGTTGATCTGAATGCCACGAATGCTCTCGTAGCGAAGAATCTGAACCCATTCCAGACTGGGGCAAGGTACTACTCACCAGTCACGTATTATTGGCCGGACTACTACCAGGATGGAAAGCCTGGACAGTTCTCAAAGTGGGCACAGACCCTAAAGTTCCGAGACGAGCTTGGGTATGTCATCATGAACCGCAACAGCGGGGACTGGGAAGCCTACGAGAAGGACTTCAAGAAGCAGGCTGAGCTGGCTCTTGCAGCTGGAGCAAAGAAGATCCTGTTCTACATCAAGACTCAGTATGGCGCAGCCAGCCTCGGACATGACGATCCTGGTCGAGCAGGAATCCCGAACCCCGACAAGTTCTCGAAGGAGTACATCCTTGAGCAGCTCAAGCGGGCCAAGCAGTGGTATGGAGACCTTGTTCAGGGTGTTTTCCTAGACGAGGTAATCAACGGCTGGGGAACTCAGGCTGGACGAGTCCCGTGGTATAAGGATCTAATTGATACAATCCGAACCAATGAGGGATACAACTTCGTAATCGGCATCAATACAGGATCCAACATCTCTGAAGAGATGTGCAAGCTCGACTTCAACGTCTGCATGATGTATGAAGGCACTGCACAGAAGTTCCTGACCAATGACGAACAGACTCCGATCCTTCCAGCCCACATGGCTGAGTATCCGTCGACTCGTTGGTGGGTGACTGTCCATACGACGAACTCTCTAAACTACCGAGACGTATTCCGAAAGCTCGACTCGCTAGGAATCGGGCACGTCTACGTCACTGACGGAGTTCTCGCTGAGGACGGTCAAAATGGTGGTCAATGGGCCCCAGTTGGCAACCCTTATGCCAACCCGCCAGGCGAGAAGATCCGAGAACTCATCATCCCCTGGATCAAGGGATACCTGGATCTCAAGCTTCGTGTCGACGGTATGACCACAGACGGATCCAAGATCCTGGTCCTAGGTAAGGACGACCCGGTTCCTGCTGGAACTCCCGCCGGGACCGTGATTGTTCGGAGGGCTCGCTGATGGCCAGCATGCTTCCAGCTCTGGGAACATGGTGGTTCGGAAATGGCCGACGAGATGGTGATGGGGCATACATCAACGTTAACTCATCGACAACCCCGTATGATCAGTACGCCATCCCGGTGCTTCAGAAGAAGTTCCGATTCACGCTGAACTATACGTCTGGTGATGAGAATCGTCTGGTGATTCGGGCCTCTCGTCTCAATGCTAAGAAAGAGAATATCTTTCAGGAAATCATTGAGACGAAGCGACTCCCTGCCGGTACCAAACGGACGATCGATCTTGACATTGTTCTTCCAGATAGCAGCTACCCACTGTGGCTTCCATCCATCCAGGTCCCATCAACCGGACACGACATCCTGATTCACAGTCTCGAGGTGTATCCAACGCCTCCAGAGGGGATTGAGTTCGTATCTCGGGCTGTCGGCGAAGGCATGGGCGGATCTATGCCAGATCTGATGGCTCCATCCCAGTGGGGAGATGTCGCTGTGGTGTTCTATGCATCACAGTTTGGCAACACTGCTGCTCGGCCGCCAGCTGGATGGGTGGTTGCGGCCCAGAACAATGCCGCCGGACGGTCTGGATATGTCGCGGTCAAGAAGGTCACATCGCCCCAAGATACTCTGGGCGTCCAGTTCGGCGGAACGGTAGCCTCTGGGGCTCGGGAACGGGCTCTGATGATTATCGTCCGCGGCGTCAAGGATTTCGACATCCATACTTGGCAAGCGGGACTTCCTGAGATCGATCCGAAGAGACTTGGTCTCGTAGCAGGACAGTATCACGGTAACAAGAGTACTCCTCTTACGGACTGGCGAACCACACCTAACAAGTGGAATGCTGGAACGAACTCCACTACCGATTCCTGGTCTGCACTTCTGGTCGGCAAGACGGAGAAGATCACAGGAATACCAAATGCTACAGCATGGGCCTGGGTATATTTCACGCCAATGATTGATGCTGCTGCCCAGGAGGACGCTGCTCCAACAGTTGAGGTTGTCGGAGGGGAACGAGGACTCGTCACTGTCTATGAGGTAGACGATTCCGAGACCCCGGCGCATATGCGAGCCGTTCCGAAGGGCTACCCCGACATCGGGACCATGATGATTACTAAGGGATTCCTTGTTGCTCATCGTGGTGGGTCTGTAAGTTGGCCTGAGGCCTCGATAAGAGCCTATACCAACTCGGTTATGTTCGGTGCCGGGGCACTTGAGGTGTCCTGCCAGTGCTCGAAGGACGGGATCTGGTTCCTGAACCATGACCGTACCCTTCAGAGGACAGATCCTACAGCCCCGAACACCCCCGTCACCGAAATGACCTGGGATGAGATCCGGAAGTTCAAGACTGTCGGTGAGCCCATCATGAAGGTCGAGGACTACTTCCGAGCATACGGTTCAAGTCACATCACCGTGCTCGACCCGAAGTACTCAGCGACCAAGTGGCAGGAGCTGAAGCAGTTCTTTCCGTCTGACGCTAAGCAGAGAATCATCTGGAAGTTCTCTGTTGATGCTACGTGGCTCGTAAACCAGTGGAAAGCAGAGGGCTGGAAATGTTGGGGCTACTCGTATCCTGACCATGTCGCTGACGGACGTCTGAATGGATGGGCAGCGCCATGGGACTACCTTGGAATGTCCTTTGAGGCAGACCAACAGACCTGGACCAAGACCCTTGCTCTGGGTAAACCGGTATGGGCACACATCTGTGCCACTAGGGAGCAGTACAACCAAGCAATGCAGAAAGGTGCTGCTGGATGTATGGTCTCCGGAGTTGCGAATATCTTGACAGAGAGTCTAGTCTAGGAGAATCATGATCACGATCGAGAGCCAGGGAGACTGGAAGATAACCAGAAACTGGTTTGATAGAATGACCAAGCTTGATCTGGCTCTGATCATGAATCAATTCGGTCGGGAGGGGGCGGCTGCACTTGCCTCAGCTACCCCCTCTCGTACTGGGGCCACTGCCAAGTCCTGGAACTACGAGGTAAAGCGTACAGGTAACAATTGGAAGATCACATGGACTAATTCCAATGTGAATAAAGGCGCCAACATCGCCGTACTCATTCAATACGGCCACGGAACCCGCAATGGCGGATACGTCGTTGGTCGAGACTACATCAATCCCGCGATCCGGCCTATCTTCGACAAGATCGCAGCTAAGGCCTGGAAGGAGGTCACTAGATAGTGGCAACTATTGATGAGCGGGTAGTCTCGCTCAAGATGAATAACAAGCAGTTCCTGTCCGCCATTCAGGAATCTGCGTCCAGTATGGACAAACTCAAAGGCGCCCTGAAGCTGGACCAAGCCACTTCTGGCTTCAACCGACTTAGCGAGATTGCTAAGAATACAACCTTTGGCGATCTTGCGGCGAAAGCACTCGACATCGGCAAGAACATGACCGTCATGCAGGGAATGGGTCTCGCTGCCTTCGGTGGAATTGGCGCCGCAGCGCTTTCCGCTGGCCAGCAGATCCTGTCTGGCTTCTTCCAGACAGTCAAGGATGGCTTTAATGAGTATGAGCTCAAAATGCGAGCCATTCAGACCATTATGGCCAACACCGCCGAGAAAGGGACAACCCTTGGCGAGGTTAAGACCTCTCTCGCCGAGCTGAACACCTATGCTGACAAGACTGTCTACAGCTTCAGCGACATGACGAATGCCATTGGTCTGTTCACCGCTGCCGGTGTTGATCTACAGACCTCTGTGGCCTCCATTAAGGGTCTCTCGAACCTCGCTGCGGCCTCTGGTTCGACTGCCCAGCAGACTGCTACTGCATATACCCAGCTATCACAGGCTATCTCGGCCGGTGTGATTCACCTGCAGGACTGGAACTCTCTGGTCAATGCCGGTATGGGCGGTGAATCCTTCCGAAATGCCCTGATCGAGACCTCTCGAATGATGGGTACGGGTGTCGATGAAGCTATTGCTAAGAAGGGTAGCTTCCGGGAGTCTCTCCGAGAGGACTGGCTCACCGCCGAGGTCATGACAAAGACTCTGACCGCTCTGACGAATGACCTCTCCGAGGCACAGCTTATGGAGATGGGGTACTCAGAGGAGCAGGCGGCAAAGCTTAAGCTATTCGCCGGAAACGCCTTCGATGCCGCTACTAAGGTTCGAACCTTTAGTCAGCTTATCGACACCACTAAGGAAGCAATCGGCTCTGGGTGGGCCGAGACCTTCGAGATCCTGTTCGGCGACTTTGACGAGGCCACTGAGCTTTTTACAAGTATCAGTAACTGGCTTGGTCTCCTCATTGGGGACAGCGCTAGGGCTCGAAACGGATTCCTTCAGATGTGGAAGGATCTAGGTGGTCGTTCAGAACTTGTCCGGGGCTTGGGTAACATCTTCCAGGCTTTGGTGAAGGTCATTGGTCAGGTTGTTAGCGCCTTCCGGGATGTCTTCGCCAATGCATCGGCTGAAGGCCTGTTCCGAATGACTAAGGCTTTTGCCGACTTCACCGAGAAGTTGATCATTACAGACAACTTCGCTGACAAGCTACAGTGGACCTTCACGGGCTTGTTCTCAGTGTTCCACATCTTGTGGACCATCGTATCAGAAGTCGGACAAGTCATCTTCACGGTGGCCGCGCACATCATCGGCGCACTATTTCCAGCGTTCGCTGGTGTGAATTCTGGAATCTTCCAGATCACAAAGGTGCTAGGCAAGGTCATCTTCTGGTTCGACCGCTGGTTCATGTCTCTTGACATCGGCGGAAAGGTTCTGAAGCTTCTTCTGCCACCAATTGATCTCGTCGGAAAGGCCATCAAGTGGGTTGTGGAGAAGATTCACGACTTTATCATGTGGCTTGATGTCGGCACAAAGGTCACGAAGGTGGGACAGGCGCTCAAGGACTTGTCCTCTAAGTTCGGGCTCGTCAAGGAGGCCATCAAGAACTCTGTTATCGGCCAGCAGTTCATCACCGCCTTTGAGACGGTTCAAGACACCATCGATAAAGCCAAGAACAAGATCCACGAGTTCGGCGAAAACGTCGGGAATAAGCTCAAGGCGAAGCTAAATGCTGGTAAGTCCGCTATCTCCGACTACTTCAAGGGTTTCTCTCTCGGCGATCTGTCCTCTTCCGAGGTGATCATCTCGAAGCTGACTGATAAGTTCAACGAACTCGGCGAGAAGATGAAGATTGCTGAGAAGGTCCAGTGGCTCAAGGAGAAACTTATTGAGCTGAAGGATGCTCTCGAGGAAGTCTGGAAGAAGATTCAAAATAGCAGTGCCTGGGAGAAGCTTGGCGCTACGGCACACGCCGCAGGGCAGAAGTTCAAGGAACTGGCCATCTCCTTCCGAGACTGGGTCAATGGACATGGCGATGTGAAGCAGAAGGCGGGGGAAGCTGCGGGAGCAGTGGCCTCAGTTGGTACTGCTACGGCACAGGCCGCCAAGGACGCAGCTGGCGCAGCTAAGCAGAACTTCCTCCTCAAATGGGCGGAAGACATTAAGCGGATCGCTCAGCAGCTGCATCTCCCTGAACTCTTCGAGACGATCAAGCAGAAACTTGTTGAGTTCAAGAACTTCATCAAGCAGCAGTTCGCTCCCGACGTCAAGGGCGCTGCTATGAAGGCCTTCGGCGGAATCGGAGAGGCTCTATCCAAGTCAAACGAGAACCTCAAGTCCTATGACATGGGTAAGATCCTTGTCGGTGCTATTGGTGCGGGTACACTGATCGCATTCACTCGATGGATCAACTCCTTCAAGAAGAACTTCGACAAGATTGGAGACGTTGCTGAGAAGTTTGGCAATGTTCTCGACCAGCTCGGTGGGGTTCTTGAAGGATTCCAGGAGAGACTCAAAGCTAAGGCCCTACTGACCATCGCGATTGCTCTTGGCGTTCTTGCTGGAGCACTGGTGGTTATGGCGATGGTCCCGGCGCCAAAGCTTCTGATCACTCTCGGCGTGATGAAGATCCTCTTCAACATGCTTGAGAACATGATCGGGTCCATGACGGAGCTCAAGGCCTTCAAGAAGGACGCTCCGGTAATCATGGGTCTTCTGATCTCACTAGGTGTGGCCCTGATTCTCCTGGCCACCGCTGTTCGAATCCTGGCCGGCATGGAAGTGAAGGAAGCTATCGTTGGCGTTACTGCGATGCTCCTTCTCCTTAACGGGCTCAAGGCGTTCCTCACTGGTATTTCCGGGACCAAGGGTGCCGAGCGTGGGGCATCACTCTTGATGGGGCTCGCGGTAGCGTGTATCCTGTTGTCTACTTCAGTATACATGCTTGGCTCCATGAAAACTGGCACCGCGCTTCAGGGCGTCATTGCTCTTGCGGCTATCGTCGGGGTTCTAGCTGGATTCTTGATGCTGACTAGCCAGAATCCCTTCATGGCTAAAGGTGCCGGCATTCTTCTTGGATTGGCTGTCTCGGTGAACATTCTGGTCTCGGCGATCTATCTACTGGGATCTATGGATACCGGAAGACTCGTTCAAGGCACCCTTGCTGTGACAGTGCTGATCACAGTTCTATCAGTAGCCACAAATGTCGCAGGGAGAGGTAGTAGCGGGCGTGGAGCGGCATCGATCGTAGCGATGGCTGCGGCAATTATGGTCCTTGTCGGGGCCGTATACATCCTAGGAAGCATGGACATTACCAAGCTTGCCCAGGGTATGATCGCCCTCGCCGCTGGACTGGCTATTCTTGTGATAGCAATGGCTGCTGCCGACACATTCAAGGAAGGCGCCATTGGTCTGGCCATCGGTTCTGTAAGTATGATGATGTTCGCAGCTGCCATGGAGCGCCTAAGTGGTCTAAGTTGGGCGGAAGTGGCCATCGGCCTTGTGGCTCTCGCCGGGGGATTTATTGTCCTCCTAGCCGCAGCTTGGGTGGCGGAGATGGTCGCCCCGGGTCTGATTCTGCTTACAGCAGTCCTTCTAGCATTTGGTCTAGCCCTACTTCCGATCTCGATTGGTCTGGCTGCCTTCGCGGCAGTCCTAGGCATCTGTGCTACGACTGGTTCAGCAGCATTTCTGGTCCTTACCGAGGGCCTTCAGCAGTTGGCCGCGATTCTACCACAGGTTGCAATCGACTTTGCTAATGCCATTGCCAACTTCATCATCACCCTTGGTGAGAAGGCGCCGGAAATCGGCGTGGCTATGTCTAAACTCATCGGTGCAATGCTGCAAGCCATTATCGACAACACTCCGCTAGTGGTTGAAGCGATGTTCACTCTGATCAGTGCTCTGCTGACAGAGCTGGACAACCACGCCTATGAGTTCGGCTACAAGGGCGCTGACTCGGTCGCCAAGTTCATCCAGGGCATTGCCGATAACATGCAGAATATCATCAATGCTGGTGCTGATCTTATTGTCAACTTCCTTGATGGTATTGGGAATAACGCGGGTCGAATCATCGATAAGGCGGTCTGGACGATCCTTAAGTTCCTCGAGGGTGTCCGTGACGCAATCAACAACTACTCCCACCGATTCCGCCAAGTCGGTAAGGAGATCGCATGGGCTATTATCGATGGCGTGACCGGCGGCCTCGCTTCCAAGGCGTGGAAGATCGGTTCTGAGCTGGTTCAGGGCGCCAAGAACGGTATCTCTCGCATGAAGAGCTACCTAGGCATTGCTTCTCCTTCACGACTCATGAAGACTATTGGTGGATTCATGGGCGAAGGTCTCGCTATCGGTATCCGCGCTGAGCATGAGAACATCGCTAATGCCAGCGAGGGAATGGGTAAGACTGCCTATGAGGCTCTATCACAGGCACTCGAGGGAGTAAACGACCTCATTGAGGATGACCCGTCTTACAAGCCGGAAGTCAAACCCGTCCTCAACCTTGAGGAGATGCAGAAGCAGGCAAAGGGCATCAACAGCCTAATGCCCGCCATTGGTACCACGCTCAGCGCAGCGAATGGTGCACGGCCTACAATTCCTGTGGACGCCAAGTTCGACGACAAGAATAGTCAAAATGGCACCACAAACATCACCTTCAACCAGACAAACAACTCGCCAGAGGCCCTTGACGCTGCGGACATCTACCGCAACACCAAGACGCAGCTGGCCATGGCAAAGGACGCGTTGACTGTATGATCACCGAAGTCTCATCTCTCACCAAGGGGGGCGAATCCCTCAATCTTGATCTATTCGACCCCTGGAGCTCCGGTATCGCAGTCAAGGAGATCACCGGTCTTGGCCCAGTCAAGACGGAACTCAGTCTGGAGCGGTATGCGCTGATTGATGGGGCATTCCTGAAGGGGGCGAGGGTGGGGACTCGTAATGTGGTTCTCACCCTCATCCCCGTCGGGGACGATATTCAGACTGAACGCCGAAAGATCTACAACTTCTTCCCTGTCGGGGAGACGATTACTTTCGGAGTGGTTACCAGTCAGGTAGCCGTCAAGTCCAGTATGATCGTCGAGTCCGTCGAGCCCAACATCTTCTCCGAGAGGCAGGAGATTGGCGTCTCGCTTATCGCCATTGACCCTTACTGGCGTTCGAACTCTCCGTCCATCACAGGGCTGGTTGGGTTCAACGACGTTACACCTCTGTTCCAGTTCCCGTTCAGTTCTGGCGACAACCCGAAGGAACTCATCTTCGGCGATCTGTCCAATGCCTCTGGTAAGGACATCAACTACCTTGGCGATGCTGAGACTGGTGTCGTCATCACCTTCTCCTTCAACGGCAATGTGTCTAACCTGACTGTGATCAACCAGACCTACGACGAGGCAATAATCATCAACAAGGTTAAGGACTTCTATCGTGGTGAGCAGCTCGTGCTGGATACTAGACCCGCTAAGAAGTCTGTCAAGCACATTGCCGGTGGAAAGGAGTCGTTCATCACCGGTGTTCTCGACATCAAGAGTCAGTGGATCAAGCTCCACCCAGGGATCAATACGATTGGGCTTCAGTTCGTCGGGAACCCCAATGACATGGATATCTCTATCGAATACGAGACCTTGTATAGGGGCGTCTAATGCATCTGTTTTACAGAAACCGTCTGGACTGGAAGGACACACGTGAGATTCCAGACGACTTCATCTCGCTGAACTGGACCGAGAGAGCATACGACTTCGGACAGTTCGAGCTGGTGGTCTTCACGACTGACTCAGTGCCTATGTATCGTCTGGGGAACTTCATCTCCCGAGACGACACTGATACTGTGATGGTGATCGAGACCTGCGCCATTGACCAGCAGAACAATGGTAGCTACAAGCACACCTACTCTGGTCGATCTCTCGAGAGCGTCTACACCTGGCGAGTCCTAGAACACAAGACCTTCATCAAGCCTGACGCACAGCAGAAGTTCAACGCTCAGCTGTTCGCCCAGCAGATGGCCAACAACCACCTTGGTGCTGCCGCTGGTGCCTCTCGAGCGCTTCCAGGATGGACTTTCCATACGGATCCTGAGGTCAGCGAGTACGCCTATGTGAATGACACTGGGCAGAAGCTCCAGGACGGCAAGTGGGTTGTCTGGAACCGATGCCCTCTTAACGAGCCATTTGGGCAGATCCTACAAGCCTGCAAGCCCAATGGATATCCTCTCTACTACCGAGTAACTTGGGAGCAGGGGAACTTCCACACCTATGTCCGACACCCTCGACTTGTGGAGACTATTGTGCTCTCTGACAAGAACGAGAACTTCACGGACTTCAAGGCGGTGTACTCCATCCTCGACTCGAAGAATGTTGTCTTTGAGGTCTTTGACTCCGGGGATGTTGAGCTGAACGAGAACTGGATTGCTGATGGAACCACTCACCGTAGGGAGCACCGACTCCGTTATGGCGATGGTGTGGACCGACGCGAGGCCTTGTGGGACAACACCCAGGTCCACAAGCCGTACAGGGCTGAGGACTGGAAGGCTCTGACTCCGGCGCAGAAGCAGATGGTCTCTGCTCTGACTGAGATGTGGTATCCTTACTGGGTTCTGGACGCTATGTTCCCGAAGTACAATCCTCTGGGTGTAATGTCCGGTAAGATTGACAACTTCTCGAATGTCGAGTATCGTAGGGGGTTCGTCGTAGGGGATGTCATGTACTACGTGCCAACGAACGGCGGACAGCCTATCGAGGCTCAGCTTACTGAGATGACCGAGTCCTGGTCCGACAGCGGTTTCACGCAGACGCCAGCCATTTCGATGGCTTCTCGAAACAAGTGGACGGGTAACACATTCCGTCTCAACTACCTACGAAAGGGGCCCGGCATCGTGATCGAGCCTCGAGACGGAGATTTCGCAAATGCCTCTATCTAGTGGATTCTACAATTCAGTTAACGGAGACAGGGTCTACGACGCAGACCAGTTCGGTTCCCTGTTCGACGGAATCATCTCAGATGGTGTGTTCCCGAATGTCGGTGACCACTTCCTGGTTCGACCCGGAACGAACGAGATGGCCATATATGTCGGTTCCGGCAAGGCATGGCTCAACCGTAAGTGGGTCGAGAATACCGCTGACGAGAAGCTGACTATTGGTGCTGCTCACGCATCACTGGACCGTATCGACTCGGTTGTGCTGTCTGTTGACAACAACAAGGCTGTTCGTAGTGCCCGGCTTGAGGTGCTGACTGGCACCGCCTCGGGTACTCCTCAGCCCCCGCTGCCGACGGACGTTCCGGGTAAGAAGTACATGGTTCTCGCCAACATCCGAGTCCTCAAGGCTTCTCGCCAGATCTCTCCGGAGCAGGTCTCCTCTCGAGTTGGATACGGTGGCGCTAATGGCGCTCCTTATATTGGTGGTCCCTCGAACACTATCGACCTGACGGCTCTTCAGAACAAGCTCCAAGGCGAGTTCGATACCTGGTTTAAGGCAGTTCGTGACGCTTTGTCTCAAGCTGGTGGAAATACTGCTACTGAGGTTGCCAACCTAAAGGCTTCTGACACTTCTCAGAACCTGAAGATCTCCAACATCGAGTCTCGGGTCGGTACCAACGAGAGCAAGCTCGTCAACATCAACTCGGCACTGAATAACACTAGCACCCTGTTCCAGATTGCCAGTCGAGGGAATGGCGGACTTCACAACTCTCTGTTCCGAGGAGGATCGCTTGGCAACAATGTGAACCCTTACTTGACGTCGATCCGAAACGGGACATTCGACAACATGTTCCTGGGAGACTACTGGGCCATCAATGGTGTCACTTGGCGAATTGCGGGATTCGACTACTTCTATGGAATCGGATACCCTAAGTTCCTACGGCACCACGTGATCGTCCTTCCAGACCAGCCTCTCTACACGAGCCGGTACAACGACACGAACAACATCCCGACGGCGTTCACCTCGTTTGAGATCGGTCGAACTGGCCTGAACCGAGCCATCTCCACGGCTCAGGGTGCTTTCGGTACGGGCAACGTTCTTCAGCCGCTGACGAAGTTCCCGACATCGTACAACAACCTCTCTCAGATCACTAGCTCGGACTGGCTGGCTCACACGGCCGGCCTTATGACCGAGGACATGATCTTTGGACGTCAGGCCCTCTCAAGGCATGACTTCCAGCGAGGGGACCTTGGTATCGGGCGCTTCCCAATCTTCGAGCTGGCCAAGCAGTACATCGCCTGTGAGAGTAACTTCTGGACTCGAGACATCGCTACGACGAACTCCTCGATCTATGTTGGTACTGACGCATCCGAGTATACTGCAGCCTACACCTCGGAGCAGGGCGTCCGCCCCTATTTCGCGATTGGATGACATGCAGCACTTCGGTCTGAACCCAATCCTGGACATGAGCCTGGCAATCGTATTCTCGGTGCTGGGCTCGTCCGGGATCTGGGCATGGATTATGAAGCGCGGGGAAAGGAAGTCAGCCAGTACCCAACTGCTGCTTGGTATGGCGCATGACCGCATTGTCTATGTCGGAAAGACATACCTTCACCGAGGCTACCTCACACTCGACGAGTACGAGGACTTCATGAAGTATCTCTACGAGCCCTATTCCCAATTCGGAGGAAACGGTCTCGCAGAGAGGATAGTCGATGAGGTCAAGCGCCTACCAATCGTCCCCACTCCCAGACCTCCCGCAAAGAGAAAACAAGATGGCTAAGCACCTCAAGGAGAAACATATGACGAACAGGTCCTACGACATCCTCAAGTGGGTTGCCCTGGTTGCCCTCCCGGCTACCTCTGCACTCTACGTCACGCTGGCCGCACTGTGGCACTTCCCCAACCCCACTGAGGTTGCGGGTACCATTGCAGCAATCGACACCTTCCTTGGTGTACTCCTCGGCGTCAGCTCCAACAAGTACTCGGGGAACCAGACTGGTGGGGCTCTTCACGTGTCTGAGGATCAGGGTATCCACGCCACTTTCGATCAGGGTGTCGGTGAGATGCTCCGGAATGGGAAGGTGACACTGGACGTCAAGCAGGTCTAAGCGAGAAAAACCTGCACTATTATGAAACCCTAGAAAGGAGCCACTATGAAGAACCCCGACCCCATTCAGCAGACCATCGAGTCGGCTCTGAAGGATGCCGAGCTTCACGATCCTGCCTCGGATGACTACACCACCATTGTTCGCAATGTTGAGACTCTTGCAAAAGCCAAAGCCCTTGGCGAAAGCAAGAAGCTCAGCAAGGATGCAATTCTTGGTGCAGTCACTTCGATGGCCGGTATCCTGGCCGTCCTCCAGTATGAGCGACTTGCTGTCGTCAGCTCGAAGGCATTCGGGCTCATCATGAAGGTCAAGCCCTTCTGAGATTCGTCAGGCCCCCTGTGCTATACGCATGGGGGGCTTGGCTTATCTTTTTGCCCGCGAGAAAAACGGAGAGTATAATGAAACCCTGACATAGAAAGGATACTCTCATGAACCTCTCTCCCGCCGCTGCCCAGGCTGCCCTCGACTACGCTGAGGAGCTTGCTGCTACTGGACTGAGCTCTACTGAGTACGACCACCTCTATCTCTGATCAAGTTCTAGATCCCGCCATGGGATCTAGGCTTTTCTTTTTTGCCCCGGTGTCCTTTACAGTAACATTAGTCACATGCGTCGCAGAATTTACACGGTGTATATTGAAGACCCTTAGAAAGGAACCACAATGTTCACCCTCGCTGCTCTCATTGCCATCCCCTTCGCTATCCTCGGCACCCTGCTGATCATCGGCGAAATCTTCGGCAAGAAGACCCGTGAATTCTGATCCCTACTAACCTCGCAGCCAACGATCCCGTCATGGGATCTAGGCTTTGATTTTTTCGCAAGTATAACTCGGTGTATAATGAAGACCCTACTCTGAAAGGAACACACCATGTCTTATGCCCTCATCGGACTCTCGGTTCTTATCATCGCTCTTGCGGTGATCGCATACTTCGCATTCGAAAAGGCGCACCAGCTCAAGACGCAGCTGATTCGCCTCCGCAAGCGGAATATGGATCTCCTCGAGACAAACCACAAGAACCAGATCTTTATCAAGGATCTAGTCAAGACGAATCAGGCGCAAGCCAAGAAGATTCAGGACCTCAAGAACCGTATCTCGTTCTGATACGGAGCCGTACCTCTGCCAAGGGGTATAGGCTTTTCGCATCTTTTTCCTGGTGTATATTGAAGACCTACGAAAGGAAAGACCATGCTTTACATCGCTCTAGCGCTTACAACCATGCTCACGATTTTCTATGGGATTGCTTATAACGAGCAAAAGCACCAGACCTTCACTCTCAAGTGTAGAGTCGACATGCTTGCTTGTAGAAATAAGATCCTCCAGGAAAAGCTCGACAAGGCTAAGCGCAAAGAAGAGATGGCAAAGTACCCCATCTACTCCAAGCTCTAGTCTGCCGCCATGCCCCATTAACTTGGGGTATAGGCTTTCGCGTAAAAAACTGACCCTTATATGAGACCCCTCTACTCGAAAGGAACCACCATGGACACCAACGACACCACCGTCGAGACCAACGACAAGGTTATCGAGTTCAAGTTCAACAAGGATGCTCTCGTTCCCGCTATCAAGCGGAACGCCTCCAAGATCATTGCTGGAGCCGCTGTATTCGCAGCAGGCACTGCTCTAACCCTGATGGCGATCCGTTCGGTCCCGGAGATCGATGAGCCCGAAGAGCTTGAGCACGACGACCTTGACGAGATCGACGCCGCCGAGTCCGACTCCGACGACTGACCTCTCACCTATAACCCGACTTGGGTTATAGGCTTTTCTGAAAGGAGCACATATGAAGTACCTCGCCTCTTTTGCCGTTGCAATCTTCTTCGCGGCATTTGGATATCTTGTATGGGACAAGATCTCCGCGCCCATGTCTGAGAAGATCTTCACCGAGACTGTAGTAGGTATCTGCGGGATGGTTGTCTGCGGATACACCTTTATGATCGCCGACGACTGCTAAGGACTGACATGAATGACTGGACTCTTGCGGCTATATGCGCACTCCTCATCACGAGCGTACTTATCATCATCGCACTCGGACTCGGAATCCTCATCAAGACAGGGCTCATGGTGGGCCTTGTGGTACTGTCTGTTCTTGGGGTCGGACTGACACTGCATCTATAGTCCGCGAGAAAAACGGGGTGTATTATGAAACCCCTCCGTTTGAAAGGACCACATCATGACCCGCATTCTCGTTTCTACCATCAAGACCGTGACCTTCATCCTCGGTATTGTTCTCGCCTCCTGCTTTATCGGCAGGGGTGCGAACAACCGGATGAAGCACGTTCTCGGTGTTCAGCAGCGATTCATCACGCGTCGTGACAACCGACTCAACCGCTGGTAATCCAGATCTATACCCCGACATGGGGTATAGGCTTTGTCGAACTAGAAAGGAGCAAAACATGTTCGACTGGGCACCTATTGCCGCAATCATTATGGGCCTCATCGCGCTTCTACTCTTCGGAGTGGTCATCGGTTCTATCGTCTACATCTGGATCATTTCCTCCCCCCTCGTCGTCAAGGTTATCTGGACGACTTGTATGGTTGTCCTGTCTCTGATCGTTCTACTTCTCGCGCTGGTGATTGAGTGATGCTAGTAGTGCTTCTAGGCCCGAGCTGTTCGGGCAAATCGACATTCCAGAAAGAACTCGTAGAGGACGAGGGGTATCATGCCGTTCGAACTGCCACAACCAGACCTAAGCGTATGGGCGAAGACCTATCTTCCTACTACTTCCTCAAAGATCAAAGCTTTGCTGAATGGGAAGTACGGGGCGACCTCCTCTGCGTCGAGACCTTCCGAGGATGGCGGTATGGTGTACCTCGAGAGGAACTTGTTCGCAGTTCATCCCGACCTAACCGAGTCGTCATTCTCACCGTCGGAGGAGTCATGGAACTCCTGGGGAGACACCAAGACATCGTCGTCGGAGACGCTTTGTCCGTACTCTACCTGGGTGTTGATGGAACAACCGGAGAAGCTCGCGCATTTGCTAGAGGCGACGACCGAAGAGAGTACCTCCGACGAATGGCAGCAGACTCAATCGACTTCCGGCACTTCCCTCGTGAGAATGGTGTTTGGGAGTTTACGCCGGATTACATCCTGGATTGCGTCGGTAATCTGCAGAACTGGAAACTGAAGCCCCGACTCAAGAAACTGGAAAGGAAGCACCCATGAGCGTCATCTGGTGGACACTGTATATCCTCGGAGCCCTCACTATCTGCATTCTCTGGACGCAGCTGATGGCCCTGATCGGTACCTGGCTTAAGGCCTATCGAGAGAGCAAGGATCCTCTTACGCCGACTCGTAAGGACATCCAGTCCCTCGTGAGGATGGAAGTCGACGCATATCTGAGCAAGGAGGACAAGTGATCAATGCGAACGGTTGTACGCAATTTATCAAGGCAAACGCGCCGGCGATTCTCGCAGCTTCCGCATGCATTGGGACCGTCACTACGGCCGTACTCACGGCGAAGTCTACAACGCTCGCTATCGAACGGATTTCCGATTATTGCGAAGCTAACCTCCGGTCGCCGGAGGACCTCTCCTGGCGGGAGAAGTTCGCAATATCTTATCGGGTGTACATTCCCCCGGCCATCGCAGGGGTTGCGACTCTGGTATCGATTGTCGCGGCAAACCGTATTCAGTACGCTCGTGGTGCGGCGTTCGCACTGGCGTATTCCGGTAGCGAGGCAGCGTTTAGACGATATCGCGAGGCGGTGTCGGACGTGGTTAAGCCGAAGGACGTACAGAAGGTTGCGGCCCGCGTTGCAGAGAAATCGGTTCAGGAGGCTGGTCAACCAGTTCCCGGAACTGTACTTGTGGCCTCATCAGGAGATGTTCTGTGCTACGATGTTTTCTCAGGTCGGTATTTCAAGTCAGACATTGAAACCATCCGTCGAGTTGAGAACAACATCAACGGACAGCTCAACTCAGAGTGCTATGCTTCCCTTAACGAGTTCTATGCCGGACTTGGTCTTCCGCCAATTGCCGCCGGTGAGCTTGTGGGATGGTCTGACCCCAACGCCCTCTCCGTGGAATTCGGATCTCTCCTTACCGAGAAGGGGGAGCCTGTCCTAACCATCGATTTCTTGGTCGCCCCCAAGGAAAACTACTTCAAGATCAACTGAAAGGAAACCACCATATGTTCACTCACGTTATCCGAGTCCAGGGCTTCTTCGACGACGAGCCCACCACCAAGAAGCTCTACTTCAACCTCTCCCGTCGAGAGATCTTCGAGTTCATCAGCCGGTATGAAGGTGTCAAGTCCTTCGAGCAGATGCTCAAGGTGGCGACTGATAATGAGGACCGACTCACGATGATTCGGTACATCGACGATCTCGTGGGATCCGCCTATGGTGAGCGCCAGGGCGACCGATTCGTCAAGAATGACGTCATCAAGGAGTCCTTCCTCAACAGCCCCGAGTACGAGGCATTCTTCGAGGAGCTCATGGAGAAGCCACATGTCGTCAAGGCATTCTATGATGGCATTATGCCCGCCAGCGTCATCAAGTCTGTAATGAACGACCCCAAGTACAAGCAGCTTGAGGAAGAGGCGAAGAAGGAAGAGATCGACTCTCTCTGACATATTTGGGGGCCCTGGAGAAATCTGGGGCCCCCATCGCTTTTGAAAGGAGCCATCTTGGCTAACGCACCCATTCGCCCGAATCTACCCTCAAACAGTAAGACCACTGAGCGCAAGAAGATCGAGCAGGTAACGTCAACCCCCGCTACTAAGAAGAAGCAGAGCTTCGGAACAAAGGCCGTGGCGGCTTTCGTCGGAGAGGATATTGAGAATGTTGGCCAGTATCTACTTTACGACGTTGCGATCCCAGCTATTAAGAACACTCTCTCGGACCTCGTTTCGCAAGGGGTGGAGCGTCTCCTCTTCGGAGAGTCTTCGCCTCGCTCACGCAGCGGATCTTCAGGACCCCGAGTCTCCTACGGCTCGTACTCTAGACCGGGCATGGCGCCAGGCAACCGACGAGATGCTTCTCCTCGCACCCGTCGCTACCATGATTTCTCGGAGATTGAGCTTGAGTCCAGAGACGAGGCTTATCTCGTTATCGACCGACTCGGAGACCTCATCGAGGAGTACGGTCTTGCCACCGTTGCGGACCTGTACGACTTGTGCGGAATCACTACCGAATACACTGACGAGAACTGGGGCTGGACTTCGGCCCGGTACATGTCGGTGATCCGCAGCCGTCGAGGCTACATGCTACAACTTCCAAAACCTGACCACATCAATGCACGATGAACCCTCAGCAAGTGCGGCTTGAGCTTATCGCCGCCTATCCATACTCAGACAAGTGGCGTCGCCGTGTTGAACGCATGGAAGACGACCAGGCAATCGCTATCTATCTTCGACTCAAGAAAGCAGGACGTATCAAATGAATCTCGGAATTGTTACTCGTCTCGTCGGACGTGCTGGGCTGGTGCTCAGTAAGCATGCCCCGACAATCCTGACCGCCGCTGGCACTGCCGGCTTTATCGGAACCACCGTACTCGCCTCCAAGGCCACCCTCAAGGTGGAGGAGACCATTTCCGAGGAGGCTGCTCTCCTCGTCAAGGTCCACGAGGCTCACGAGGCCGGCAAGCTCACGGACAAGGACGCCACGCATGACAAGGTGGTCCTCTACACCCGAATGACCACCAAGCTGGCCAAGCTTTATGCCCCTGCTCTGATTCTTGGGGCTGCCTCTATCGTCTCGCTGGCTACCGGCCACGGGATCATGCTTAAGCGGAATGCCTCTCTGGCTGCGGCATACGCTGCTGTCGATCAGGCATTCAAGACCTACAAGAAGAAAATCGAGTCCAAGTTCGGTAAGGAGGCTGTGCTCGATGCACTGGTCTCCACTCCTCAGGAGGACCTGACCAAGGACGAGATGACTCTCGAGGCTGTTACTGCCATTGACGGTGTCTCTCCCTATGGCGTTATCTTCGACGAGGACAACATCAACTGGTCCGCTGACGAGGATCTCGCCAAGCTTCACCTGGACTGCCAGCAGCAGTACGCGAATGATATTCTCCAGACTCGTGGCCACATCTTCCTCAACGAGGTCTACAAGATGCTCGGCTTCCCCCACACTCCAGCTGGTGCTGTGACTGGCTGGGTCAAGGGTCAGGGCGACGACTTCGTTGACTTCAACATCTTCGACGGCATGTTCGAGGGTGAGGACAAGAACGGTCGTACCGTCACCAAGTGGGCCCTGGACTTCAACGTCGACGGCGTGATGTACGACAAGATCTGAGGCGCATATGCTTGATCGAGTTATCGCATTTGGAGCCGGAGTTATCGCCGGCGGAGTGGGCGTATATGTCGTACTTGCTCGCAAGTTCGAGCGAGACTTCCAGGAAGCAACAATCGAGATCAACAAGGAGTTGGCTGAAATTGCTGAAGCGAAGCACAAAGAGAAGGTGGGAGAGGATCTTGATTCAGAGAGTAGTGAACCAGAACCTGGACCAGTGGTACAGGACGCTGTTGTGGATTACTCTCCGAGTCCTGTGGACGATTCCGACCAGGAGGAAGTAACCAAACGAACTCTCGATAGGCAGCACTTCGAGGCCTATCAGATCACTGAGCAAGAGTACAATGCTCCGAACCACCAGGAGCATGTCGAGCTGACATATTACATGGAGGATGATGTATTCGCCGACAATCGAGGCATCCCCCTTGCGAACACATCGTGGTTCGACAACATCATCTCGGGTGTGTCGGCATCCGATTCCATCATCTACGTCCGAAGCATGAGCCGCCACGCGGACTTTGAGATCACTCTCATTGACGAGTCTTATGAGCATTCTGTCCTCGGAGTTGAGCCTTACGAGGATGAGTAATGATCGAGGCAGCACCGGATAACTCATATTTCGAGTGGCTTGTGGACCGTACGGGGGATACTCGGCTCGCTGAGTCCCCCGACCAGTCCTACCTTAGCCTACTCGAGATCATGCACCAGACGCCGTTCAAGGTGACGATCGCGAACGACATCAACCGTGCACTTGATGGGATCGAGCTACGTAAGGCGTTTACTAGGGACAATCCTGATGTATCCTACGTCTGGCTCAATGAGCAGGAATGCTCAATGCTTGAGATGTTCATTGCTTTGGCCGAGCGTATGGACATGATGCTCGAGGATGATGATACGCCATATTCCTTGGAATGGTACTTCTGGGAGATGGTGAAGAACTGTGGCCTCTACGACTACACTGACGAGGCATTGTTCAATCCCCGCCACGAGGAAGAGGTAGAGTCCATCCTCGAGCGGATTAATGCACGGGACTACACGAAGATGGGGCACGGATCCATGTTCCCGCTTCGGGCTATTCCCCTGCATGGCGCACGTGATATGCGGAAGGCGGAGATCTGGGCCCAGATGAATGCCTACGCAAATGAGAACTATATGTAAAGGAGACTCATGGATTTCTACCGAATCTGCGAGCGTACCACTAAAAGTGGAAAGGTGGAAATCTACCCTGAGTTCCTCGTCGGGAGATCGAGGGATATTCTCATTCAGGGGCGAGACTTCCAAGCCATATGGGATGAGGAGAAGGGGCTCTGGTCTACAGACGAGTTTGACGTCGCTACGTTTGTGGACCGGTCCCTCTTCGAACACCAGAAGAAACTCAACGGTCAGCTCGAGACCGTTGTGAAACCGCTGTCCAACTACAGCAATGGACTATGGACCAGCTTCCAGACATGGAAGTCCAGGCTACCTGACAATGGCCAGGAGCTTAACTCCAAACTTATATTTGCGGACAGTACTCCTAGAAAGGAAGACTATGCGACCGCAAGGCTCCCGTACTCACTCGAGGAAGGTTCACCGGACGCTTGGGGAAGACTTGTTGGAGTTTTATATGATGAGGATGCTCGACGAAAGCTTGAGTGGCTCATCGGCTCCATCGTGGCTGGAGACTCTAAGAGGATTCAGAAATTTGCCGTCTTGTATGGTCCCCCGGGGTCTGGAAAGTCAACCATCCTCAATATTCTGGAGCTCCTATTCCAAGGATACACAACTACATTCGATGCGGGAGCACTCGGATCCAAGTCAGATCAGTTCGCGACCAGCTCTCTCGCCAAGAGTTCACTCGTGGCCATTGATCAGGATGGAGACCTCTCCCGAATCGAGTCGAACGGACTGCTTAACAGCATTGTCGCCCACGAGACAATTCTCATTAATGAGAAAGGCGTTCGTAGGTATCCTAAGCGAATCAATGCGCTCCTTTTCATCGGTACTAACAAGCCAGTTAAGATCACTGACTCGAAGTCGGGAATCATCAGACGACTGATTGATATCTCCCCCACTGGCGAGAAACTGGATATTGCTGAGTATCAAACTCTCATGACCCAGATTCGAGACGAGCTCGGGAAGATCGCGAATCATTGCCTTGTGGTGTATCGTAGCCTTGGTAAACACTACTATGATGGCTACCGCCCCCAAGATATGCTGATGAACACCAACGTTGTGTTCAATTTCGTTTCTGAGAACTATCTCCAGTTCAAAGAGGATGACGGAGTAACACTGAACATGGCGTACAAGATGTATAAGGAGTACTGTGCCGAGAGTAACATCCCATATCCGAAGAGTAGACACGTCTTCCGAGAGGAATTGCGAGACTACTTCGACGAATTCCATGAGCGAGTTAGACAAGGAGGAAATCGGTTCCGAAGCATGTACTCCGGGTTCAGGGCATACCTCATCGATGCTCCAGAGCTCGAACCTAAGCCTGAAGAGCCCTACTCTCTCGACCTCGATCAGGAAGAATCCATTCTCGACGAGCAGCTCATGGAGTGCCCGGCTCAGCAAGCAGGGCCTAATGGAACTCCGCAATTCCGATGGGCGAACGTTCGCACTACTCTGAAGGACATCGATACTCACGAGGTCCACTACGTCAAGGTACCCGAGAAACATATTGTCATCGACTTCGACATTAAGGTCGATGGCAAGAAGAACCTGAACCGGAACCTACAGGAAGCCTCGAAGTGGCCTCCAACCTACGCAGAGACAAGCCAGGGAGGAAACGGTGTCCATCTCCACTATATTTACGATGGAGACCCTACCGAGCTGGCAAGGCTCTATGATGAGGACATTGAGATCAAGGTCTTCACGGGGGATTCCTCTCTTAGGCGGAAGGTATCCCACTGCAACAACATCCCGGTAGCTCATATTTCGGAGGGGTTGCCACTTAAGGAGCGCAAAGTGATAAACAAGACCACCATGTCGAACGAGAAGAAGCTACGAGATCTGATCGAGCGGAATCTTCGTAAGGAGATCCATCCCTCGACTAAGCCCTCGGTTGACTTCATCGCCAAGATCCTCCGAGACGCCCAGGATCAGAACATGATCTACGATGTCAAGGATCTGAAGCCGCGTATTCTCGCATTCGCCATGAACTCGACGCATCAGGCAGACGCAGCCATCAAGACTGTGATGGAAATGCCGTTCACTAACGAGGATCCCGAGGAGAAAGTCGTCGGATTCCCGTCTGGAGAGCTGGTGTTCTTCGATGTCGAGGTCTTCCCGAACCTATTCCTTGTGAATTGGAAGGTGATGGGTATTCCGACTGTGCATCGGATGATTAACCCCACCCCCGAGGAGATCGAGGCCCTCTGTGAGATGCGTCTTGTCGGTTTCAACTGCCGTAAGTACGACAATCATATTCTCTACGCTCGTACGCTGGGTTTCAACAATGCCAAGCTGTATGACTTGAGTAAGAGAATTATCGAGAACAGTGTCACAGCGGGGTTTGTCGAGGCCTACAACCTGTCCTACGCAGATGTGTACGACTTCGCAGCTACCAAGATGTCTCTCAAGAAGTGGGAGATTGAGCTTGGGCTGCATCACCAGGAGCTCGGCCTTCCTTGGGACGAGAATGTCCCTGAGGAGCGATGGGAAGAGGTGGCGGAGTACTGTGATAACGACGTTATCGCAACCGAGGAGGTCTTCAAGCACCTCCATGCGGACTGGCAGGCCCGGCTTATGCTTGCCAAGCTGTCTGGTTTGACGCCGAATGACACGACGAACAAGCACAGCCAGTTCATTATCTTCGGGAAGAACAGGAACCCCCAGAGTGAATTCGTATACACCAATCTCAGTGAGCAATTTCCTGGCTATCAGTACTCTTTCGGTAAGTCTACCTACCGTGGTGAAGAAGTGGGCGAAGGCGGGTACGTCTACGCCGAGGAAGGGATCTACGTCGACGTCGCACTTCTCGACGTTGCGAGCATGCATCCCACTTCAATCGAGTGTCTCAACCTCTTCGGAGACCGATACACTAAGCGTTTCAGCGAGATCAAGCAGGCCCGAGTAGCAATCAAGCACCACGATGACGAAACTGCCCGAGCACTGCTCGATGGGGCTCTAGCCCCCTTCTTGGAGGAAGGCGTCGATTACGAGGCACTGGCCTTCGCACTCAAGATCGTCATCAACTCCGTGTACGGCCTCACTGCGGCGAAGTTTGCCAATCCGTTTAAGGACCCGCGGAACGTGGACAATATTGTTGCGAAGAGAGGTGCGCTATTCATGGTAGACCTCAAGCACTTCGTACAGGAGCAGGGCTTTGACGTTGCGCATATCAAGACCGACTCGATCAAGATCCCGAGGGCTACTCCCGAGATCATCGAAAAGGTCATGGAGTTCGGCAAGAAGTATGGCTACACCTTTGAGCACGAGGCTACTTACGACCGCATGTGTCTCGTGAACAAGGCCGTATACGTCGACTACTGTGGCGGACACTGGAGTGCCACTGGCGCCCAGTTCCAGCACCCCTACGTCTTCAAAGAGCTCTTCTCGAAGGAGGAGCTGGATGTTCGAGACGTAGCGGAGACCAAGAGCGTTACCACCGCTCTGTATCTCAACAATGGAACAGAAGAGAACCCCGAGATGGAATTCGTCGGTAAGACCGGCGCTTTCGTCCCCGTGAACCGTGGAGGCGGGATCCTTCTCCGCGAGAAAGATGGCAACTACCATGCCGCATCAGGCAGTACCGGTTACCGGTGGGTACAGTTCGAGTCGTTCAAGGAAGCCCATCCTGAGGACTGGAAGGAATGGGTCGACTGGAGTTACTTCGAGGGTCTTGCTGAGTCTGCGAAGGCTGCGATCGGAGAATACGGGGACTTCGAAGCCTTCACCCTTGGAGCTTGAGCCGTACGATTGGAGTCTTGGGACTGATGGCTGAAAAGGTAAATGTCTGGAACGCATATTTCGAGAAGGACATTGAGGACCGAGACCCGGTTCTTGACGATCCGATCATCCACAAGGTAGATCACGACCACTTCACACTTACGGTATACTCTCCTGACGGACGGGTGTGTAAGTACTGGAATGCTCGGGTGCTTAAGGATGAACTGGGGTACTGCCGAATCGCATGCCCTCGAGAGAAGAAGATCCTACAGTTCAACTGGTTCAACTGGAGTGCATTCTTCTTCTGCCAGGCTGGGATAAAGGAGCTCGTCATGATGCCCGATTCATCCCGTCGTACTGTTACTACTCTTATGAAGGAGGTGAAGTAATATGTGCGGACGCTGGCGTTGGGTTCACCTGTACGGCGGCCTCTGGTACCGCATGTGGGTACAGGATGCCGGCTGCGGTCGAGTCAACTGGACCTGATCATATTTCAACAACCCTAGGAGGAAACAACATGCTTTGGAACCGTATTCGCTGGTACTACTACGAGCGTCTCTTCATGGGATACAACCCCCACTACTGCCCGTTCAATACCATCTGCCAGTGAGAGGAGTCTGATATGCAATGTGGACACTGGGTCTGGAAGTTCTCGTTCTGGGACATGCGCTGGCATGCCTGGTGGATTCAAAGTACCTGCAGTGGTTGGCATAGTTACGCCTGAGTCCTGATCTGACAAAGCCCCCGGGTCCTTTTACAGACCCGGGGGTCCGCGTCAGAAACGTAGGGTATTATGAAGACCCTACTCTGAAAGGACACATCATGAACCCGATCGCTACTCTCGTTACTCGTGTGATTGTTGAGACCTGCTCCGGTATGGTTATCACCCGCGCTCTCAAGCCTATTGTCAATTCTGCGAGCGGCCTTACAAAGGTTGCTCTGTGGGTTGGCTCATTTGGTCTGAGTGCTGCAGGTGGTGCCCTCGCCGCGAACGGTGTCATCACATCCATCAATGACGGACTGAAGCTCGGTGATGAAATAGTCGACTCAGACGACTGATCTCTCGCTTATACCCCACTAACCTGGGGTATAGGCTTTTTCTCAGAAAGGAGCACACATGGGAAAGCTTATAGCACACAGCAACCGGCTCACGATCGACGGGGACTTCCTCTCACTCGAGGACTGCTTCGAGGCATTCCGTCGAAGTATCGAGTATGCGGATAGCCACGGTATTGATGATACTCTTGTCATCTCCAACTCGATCGACACTGTTGAGTTTCAGCGAGCAAACGGCAACAGTGTCCTCGTGACGTATGACGACGTGCACAAGGTGATGATTATGCGGATCTTCCTTAATGAGGGGGACGTGGTGATCAAGCCAATCTATATTTATAACCACAGTGACTACCAGGTGGCCTGCAACTTCATGCGGTCGGTTCTCGGTGGAAATCTCGATCTCAAGAAGGAGTGGCTTGTATGAGCGCCGATAATACCGTAGGCCGGTTCAATGAGAGTCTGGAGTATACTGTTTCATATGTTCCCAAACGATAAGATCAAGTTCTACTAAGGAGACACCATGGGTAAGAAGCAACCCAGCGTAGTTGACGGATTCGACCTGAATGGCGACATCATCGAGGAGGCAAAAGAATTCGACGGCGTCCTCATCGAGGAATGGGTGAACCAGCGAAGCCCGCTCAAGCCCTCTTGGGTCGGACTATACAGTGGCAATATGCACTTCGACCTCAAGGACGGTACCGAGGTAAGCTTCTATAAGCGTCCCAACGTCATCTACGCAGATATTCTCTTCTCAGGAGGGGTCCGCACCATTCTCTTCAAGTGCCGGCAGAAGAAGAACCTCACCCGGTTCATCAGCCGAGTACTCAAGCTGGCCACGATGGGGCCGTCCTCAATCCACCCAGACCTCCGAGCCTGATATTTTAAGGAGCACGCAATGGCACGACTGAACAACATCACTATCGAGAACGCCCGTATCTTCTTCAAGGACTTCTCTGCCTCAGGTCCTTTCGCCGGAGGTACTAAGCGCACCTTCTGCGTTGAGATCCCGGAGGATATGGTTGAGAACCTGCAGC